GATTGGTAATGAATGGTTTAGGTATTACGATTTAAAGATTGCAGAAGGTATTACAACTTCTGGACAACTATCTATTCGATGGATTGAAAAGGCATTGAATGGTTACTTGAATAAACTGCTGAAAAGCGAAGAGGTGGATTATGTTATTGCATCAGATACAGATTCGGTGTACATTAGGTTTGATGAACTTGTTAATAAAGTGCTTACGAAGAGAGATGCTGAGTCGGAAGATTCATATCGACTCAGGGTCGTGGACTTCCTTGATAAGATTGCTAAAGAGAAAATCGAACCTTTTATTGATAATAGTTATCAAGACCTTGCTTCGTATGTAAACGCATTCGAACAAAAGATGGAGATGGGTCGTGAGGCAATTGCAGACAAAGGTATCTGGACTGCAAAGAAGCGGTACATCTTAAATGTATGGGATATGGAAGGTGTACGTTACCAAGAACCTAAACTCAAGATCATGGGAATTGAAGCAGTAAAATCAAGTACTCCTGCTCCATGTCGTAGTAAACTTAAAGAGTGTCTAAAGATTATCATGTCTGGTACAGAACAAGATGTGAATGATTTCATCATTGACTTTAGAGAAGAGTTTATGAAGTTACCAGTAGAAGACATTGCATTTCCTCGTTCTGTTAATGGACTTGATAAGTGGAGTAGTAGTTCCAGTATTTTTCTGAAGGGTGTTCCTATGCACTGTCGTGGTGCATTGCTGTACAATCACTTCACTACGAAGAATAAACTGACACACAAGTATCCTCTTATCAAAGGCGGAGAAAAAATTAAGTTCATTCACTTGAGAACTCCTAATCCTATGTCATCAAATGTTATATCCTTTATAACTAAACTTCCAACAGAGCTTGACATTCATCGTTATATAGACCATGATACACAGTATGAGAAGGCATTTGTTGAACCTTTGACTTTTATTATGAATCAGATTGGATGGGATATAGATCGTTCTTATGGGACACAAACAACATTAGAAGACTTTTTTGGATAAACCTCTTGACATTACTGCTAAATAGTGGTAAAATAAACGTACTCAATTAAGTAAATGCAAACGATAATTTAGAGGAGTTTTTTACATGAGAGAAATTATTACATTTGATTCATACGAAGATTCTAGTAAAAAGTATGTTGATGATTTGAAATACATTATAGCTAGAGATATTAAATTTGTAGATAAACCGCCAGTTTTGATGTTATCTGGTGGTGTAGATTCTATGTTGTTGGGTTGTATCCTAAAAGAATACTTTGGATTAAAAGACTCAATCACTGTTGGTTGTGTAAAAGATACTGATGATGTAAAAGTGTCTCAAGACACAGCGCAAAAACTAGGTATTAATAACAATCTTGTTCTCACAACATTAGAAGAAGTTATGGATAATATACATTTGTGCAAGGGAAAAAATATCAAAAGTCTTTTTAATATGGTATACTATTTGACATTTAGATTGTGTATGGAGAAGGTTGATGTAAGTGGACTTGATTTAGTTCAAGGTGATGGTGCAGATACATTACTAGGTTCATTACAAGTCTTTATGTACAGAGATACCACAAATTATATGAAAAAATATAATGTAGACCGAGATACTGCCAGAACAATGATTAAACAAAATTGGTATGCAGCTGCAATAGACCCAACTAAAGATACAAAAAAAGGTTCTGGACATTTATTTGTTGAGGTTGCAAATGAATTAGGTGCAAATCCAATTATGGCATTTAAACATCCAGATATTTTAAGATGGGTTAATGATGTGCCTTACAGTTTTGCAAGACCAGATAAAAAAACTTTACCAAAAGAGGTTATAAAATATTTGGGTTACAATCCAGAAAATGTAAAAAGAACAATAATGGAAAAGGGAACTGGAATATATGAAATTGTTGGGGATAGAATAATGCAAATGACAGGTAAAACCAATCCGAATAGTGCAGTTAAGATGATAGTTAATAGTGGAGCTCAACTTCCCATATGATTGATACCTTGTTATGTGAACATATTAATAACAATGTTTCAGATAAAAATGTTGCAGTGCTACTGAGCGGTGGTGTAGACTCCATCTCAGTAGCATTTGCTGCACAAAGACTTGGTAAAACAATTCACGCATATAGTTTCTGTTTAGATACACATGAGTCATATGACTATATGAAGGCTAAAGAGATTGCTGAAATTTGTAAGTGGGAATTTACAGGCATCAAAGTTCCAACTAATAATTTAGTTGAAGATTTTCATAGACTAGTAAAATTAGATTGCAGAAAGAAAACGCACTTTGAGTGTGTATATCCATTCTTATATGTGTATCCAGAGATTAAAGAAACAGAAGTTTTATCTGGCTGGGCGGCAGATGGGTATTACGGTCTCAGTAAAAAAGCAATGATGCATTTCAAACACACACAAGAATTGTTTGACAAGTTTAGAGATAACTACTTTAAACCAGATATGTGTGCTGGTTACAACTGGCATAAGAATGTTGCAGATATACACAATAAAAAGTTTATTACCCCATACTTAACTGATAGTGTCAAGAACTTTTTCTATAGTAAAAGTTGGGATGAACTGAATAAGCCCACACAAAAACATCATGTGAGAGATGCATTTAATGAATTTAAGTTGGTAGGAAATGTAAAAAAACACTTGAACTTACAGATAGATTGTGGTATAATAGAGTTATTCGAATCATTGATAGATGATCCAAAAGTAAACTTTAAGAATAGAAGTAGAATAATGGACATATGTAGAGATTGGAACACGCTAAATAGTAAGGACACTTTAGAGGAGTTTTTTGTATGAAATATGTACCTTATAACCTACAAGACGTATATGATGCGTCTGCACAAAACAAATTTACTGTGATATCAACATTCGCTGGGGGTGGAGGAAGTTCAACTGGTTATCGTCTGGCTGGTGGTAAAGTTCTAGTAGTAAATGAATTCGTAGAAGAGGCCCAAGAAACCTATAAAGAAAATTACCCAGAAACACATATTCTGCCAGGCGATATTAAAAAACTTAATGGTAAAGATTTTCTTGACGCAAGTGGACTAAAAGTTGGTGAAGTTGACATACTAGATGGTTCGCCACCATGTTCTGCATTTTCTGTGGCTGGTAAGTTATCACACAATATACATGAAGAAGAACGTATAGACTTGTTTGGTAATGTTACAATCGAAAAGGTAAGTGGTAAACATTCTGATGGTTGGAATCAAACTAAAAACTATTCTGACGGGAAGACAGTAGAAAACATTGAAGACTTGTTCTTTGAGTTCTTGCGTGTTGCTGAAGAAATTAAACCTAAAGTAATTATTGCAGAGAATGTAAAAGGATTGACTATAGGTGAGGCCAAGACATATTTCAACAAAATTCTTAATACATTTGAAGAGATTGGATATGAGGTGGTTGCAAAAGTTTTAGATAGTCGATATTATGGTGTTTCACAAACTAGAACAAGAGTTATTTTTATTGCGATTAGACAAGACGTTTTGTCTGACGTTGGATTAAACTTTATGACATTATCAACACTATTCCCAGACCCAAGTAATATAGTTATCCCTGTTAAGGATGTGATGGTTGGTTTGGAATATGATGCCGAAGAGGTGAAGTACCTAACAGACAAGTTTACTAATACTGCATACTGGAAACAGACGGGTAGTAAAATGGAAATAGATCCACCTAAAGTACTGACAGGAATGGATTATCACCCTAAAGGACATCACTTCAATCTGAAACGTGTGTCACAATATGCACCAGCTCCAACTCTGACTGCAATGGGTAGTGCAGATACAACTGCTGGTGCATTCCATTGGATTGAACCAAGAAAGTTAACACTAGGTGAATTGAAAAGAATTATGTCTCTACCAGATGATTTCAAACTTACGGGTAAGTGGAATCAAAAGGCAGAACGTATTGGTAGAATGGTGCCGCCACTAATGATGAAGGCGATTGCAACATCTGTTTATGAAAAAGTATTGGAGAAGTATAATGGCTGATTTTACATTTGCACATAGAGAAGAAGGTTTTGATGAACATATCGAAAAAAGTATTCGGGGGTATGGTAATCTTCTAGAAGATGTAATTGCAATGTCTCGTTATTTTGTTGAGGATGGAACTAATGTCTATGACATAGGTTGTTCAACTGGTAAACTGACACAACGTATGTTGGAGTCCAACCAAGATCATTGTTATGATGCAAACTACATTGGAGTTGAAATTGCCGAAGGTTTTTTTGAGGATTTAGAAAAACGCAAAGAGAATATCAACCAACTAAATCCTTGGGCTTTAGTAGACTTTCGGTTAGAGGATATTCGTGAGACAATTATTGAAAACGCATCTCTTGTAACGTCTATCTTTACTTTACAGTTTATGCCAAAGAGAGATAGACTTACAGTTTTAAAAACTATATATGATGGGTTAAATGATGGAGGGGCCTTTATCTTTTCAGAAAAGACAATCTGTGAAAATGCAGTATTCCAAGATATGCTTACCTTTAACTATTATGATTATAAGAGAAAGTCTTTTGATACAGAAGATATTATGGACAAAGAAAGAACATTACGACATATGATGAAACCAAATACTTGGAATGAATTGAGTGATATGTTATATACTGCTGGGTTTGTGGATGTCCAACCTTTTTGGAGAAACCATATGTTCGTAGGTGCAATTGCAGTAAAATGAATAAAAACCTATTGACAATCCCCAGTTTATAATGTATACTGTTTATAACTAATGAGAAGTGTATCTTCTCCAATCACATAGGAAGGAAACATGATGGAAAATAAAATTGTAACACTAGTTCTAACAAACGGAGCAGAAGTCATCGGCCGACTAATCTCAACTGATGAAAACAATTATACTGTAGAACGACCCCGTTTGGTGCAAGTCAATGAACAGGGTGTCGCGCTCGTTGATGGAGTTTGTATGACGGGCGTGAAGATTGATTCTACACTAGAGTTCAACAAGACCTGTGTCACATTTGTTATAGAAACAATGCCTGAAATCGCAAAGGGTTGGTTAACTCAGACTACTGGCATTCAAGTGCCGCAATCAAGCGTAATTCTCTCTTGACACAGTGAGTATAACGTGGTATAATATATACTGAATTAAAATTTGAAGGAGATACAATATGACTGACGAAACTTTATTAATTGACTATCAACATTTTGTTGATGAGGTCACTAGTGATGCATCGAAAGACCCAGATGCATTTGGTGATGCCTTAGACATTATTGATGAGTTTGGTGTTCCACCAGAACGTCTAATCACTGCTGCAATGGGGTTAAGTGCAGAATCGGGTGAGTTCACTGAGATTGTTAAGAAGTGTTTATTCCAAGGGAAACCTATGGATGAACATACAGTATGGCACGCAAAGAGAGAGCTTTCTGATATTTTATGGTATCTCGTTCAAGGGTGTATTGCTCTAGACACCAATCTGGAGGAAATTATATATATTAATACAGAGAAACTTGAATCCCGTTATCCTGATGGGTTTGATTCGTTTCGTTCTGAAAACAGAATAGAAGGAGATTTATAATTGGACTTTTTGAAAGATA